GATCTCAGCGGCGATACTGTCAACGGCATCCCGGAGGCGATCCGGCGCGCGTGCGCTGAGCTGGCCATTCGAGTGCTCAATGGCACCAACCTCCAGCCGGACTACGACACGTCCGTTGCCGGCGGCGGCGCCGTCGTGTCTTCGGTTACCAAGAAGGTCGGACCGCTGGAAACTGTCACCGCTTACGATACCAAATTCGGGCTTGGTTTCTTCGCTTCGTTCCCTGTCGTGGATCGCATGCTCCGGAGTGCCGGACTGCTCATGGCGAGCGGAAATCGGACCACGATGAGGTAAGCCTAAATCCCAGTTGTTCCGGGGGGCAGGGTGCGCTAAGTTTAACGCCAAATCCCGGGAGCCCGAGGGAGGTCCCTATGGCTTCAGGTTTTGACTATATTCAGGCGATCACGGATGCCGACAACCTCATCAAGTATTTTGGGATGGGAGCGGTTCTCCGGCGTGTAGGAAGTAGCCCCGAGGATCGACCGTGTTGGGTCGCGATCATCGATTATAACCCGCACGAGAAGCCCGCCGATCTCGCCAACCCGACCGACCGCAAGGTCATCATGTCGGCGAAGAACTCGGAAGTGCAGTTGATGCCGCCTGACAACGAGCTTGATCAATTGGTGACGTTCGTGCAACCCCTCACGAGCCCGCCAGTGATCCACGAAATTCTGCCGCTGACGTGCAAGCCAAAGCCGACAGCACCCGCCGGGGTAACAGTGCTCTGGGAATTTACGGTGCGACGCTGATGGTAGCCACGATTGACAGGCGGCAATTGATCCTCACTCAGCTCTACGACCTCTTGTCGGGGCTGAATGTTCCGCTACTCGGCGGCCCCAACGGGCCGGTCACTATTGTTCCCGGCAACATCGTGCACAATCGCGATCAGTTGCCGCAAGAGTTGGTCCCCGGCATCGTCCTGTTGGACGCCGACGAAACAGCTATCCCGCTGCCGCTGGCTCCGGGTCGAACGACAAGGGTCGGCCCGGCGCTTATGCGCATGACGCCGGAGATTTATATCGTTCTTGATGTGCGCTCGCCGCAAAACAAGAATGTAGGCGAGGACCTGAATACGGCGCGAGCCGCGATCATGGACCTCGTGTTGCACGACAAGACGTTGCTTCAGATTACAGGCAGCAACGGCCGGATCACTTACGACGGTTGCGTGACGGACCTCGCGCGCAACCGGGTCATGAAGGGGCAGATGGGTATCTCGTTGACGTTCGTTTACCCGTTCATCCCTGACGAATTTGCGGCAGCCTAACGGAGAGTACCATGCCTCTTGGAAACGAACTTATCGAGGGCTCGCTGCTCTCCCCCAACATCGGCAACTATTACATCGGCAAAGGCATCGTGAGCATCAAGCTGCTCGGCGAGAGCGTCTTCACCGATTGCGGAAACGTCCCCGAGTTCGAGTTCATGGCCAAGGTGACGAACCTCGACCATTACAGCTCGCGCACAGGCGTCCGTGTGAAGGACTTCACCGCCGTCATCGAAATCAGCGGCCAGCTCACGATGCAGCTCGAAGAGCTGACTGCCCGCAACATGGGCTTCGCTCTGCTCGGTCTTCCGACCGGCGGCCCGTCGCCTGTACCGGACACGATCGATATTCTCGGCAGCCCGGTTATCTACGGGTCGGTGAAGTTCGTCGGCACCAACGATATCGGCCCGATCTGGACCGTGAACTTCCCGCTCGTGAAGCTGTCGCCCTCGAAGGCGATCTCGCTCATCGCGAACACGTGGGGCACGGTCGATCTCGAAGGCGATGTGCTGTTCGATCAGTTGACCGGCGGCTTCGGCACCGCGACTGTCTCGCTGCCCAACTCGCCGGCCAACGTCCTCTAAGCCTGTAGCCTGATTTCCCGCTCGGGAAGTCAGGCCCCGGCCTGATGGTTTCATATGCGGAAAGGGACGAAAACCGTCGTTTTCCGCATACGAAGTACACCCCCACGGAGAACTCCCATGACCGAAGAGACCCAGAACACCGATGAACTGGCTGCCGACACCGCTGGCGGCACTCAGGATGCGTCCGCCACTGATCCGGCTCCCGAAACCGCCGCCGATGCGGCAGACGCTCCAGACCCCGCCGCTGCCCCGGCAGAGCCCATCGTAGAGGACACGGGCACCGATCAGCCTGTCGCGGATGTACCGGCGACTGATCCGGATGCTCCGGACCCGGCCGAGGACCCGGAAGAGCCGGACGCCTTTGACGAGTTCGACGAAGTCGAGCCGACGCACGGGACCACCTACCACGCCAAGCACGGCATCCAAGCCGCTCCGGCGGATCATCCCCGGACCCGGCACACCAAGTATCACGCCTGATAAGGCGTGCCCTATCGACTGTCCCCCTCTTGATAAGGAATAACCTATGTCCTCGAAGAAGCCCGGCCTCAATCTGGCTGACCTCGCACCGATGCACGAAGACGTGCCGATCGGCGAAAGCTTCCTCCGCGTCCACGGTATCAGTGCCGAAGTCGGCCTCGAAATCTTCCGGCGCTTCCCCAAGATCACGGGGATGATCACCGGAGAGGGATTTAACCTCGGCGCGTTCCTCACGGTCGCGCCGCAGGCCGTCGCGGCGATCATCGCGGCGGCTGCCGGCGACCTCGGGGACGAAACCGCAGAAAGTGCGGCGGCGAGCCTCGGCCTTGAGACCCAGTTCGATATCCTCGAAGCAGTCGGGAGGTTGACCTTTACGAAGGGGTTCGCCCCTTTCGCGGCGAGGATCATGGCTCTGGCCGGCGCAGCAAACTCCGCCCTCTCTTCAAAGGTGCCGGATATGAAATCGCCGCCAGCATCGAAGCCCTCATTGCCGCCGGACACCCCCCTTCTGTAGTCTGGGGTTACACCCCCCGACAAATGGCTGCCTACACCTTCCTCGCGGTCAAACGCAAAAACCGAGAGGATCACATGGCTCTTTCGCTCATGCTGCTCGCAGATTGCGGCGATCCGAAAGCCATCAAGAAGCAGCTTGAGATGTGGGAGAAAGACACGTGACCTTCGAAGTCTCCGTCAAGATTGATACCGAGGCGTTTGAGGCCAGCGTCGAGAGTGAGGCTGCCCGTTACGAAGAGGCGTTCTCGACAGCGAAGAACATGATCCAGTCCATGTTGCTCACTGAGACGATCAAGGATGTTTCGAGCGCGGGTGCCTTCGGCAGTCGGACCATGGATGAGATCAATGTCACCGTGGACGGCGACACGATCACCACGACGGTCGGCGGCCCCGGGGCATCGCTCTTCGAGACCGGCGGCGTCATCCACGGCAACCCGCTTCTATGGCTTCCGATCAGCGGCACGGATGCAGTCGGGACGGAAGCCAAAGACTACCCGGGAGGCTTGTTCTCGGTCAATCGGAAAGCAGGCGGTCCCCCGCTGTTGTTCTCCATCGCTGAGCGGGCTCCGCGCTACTTCGGCATCGCCAGCGTGAATGTCCCGAAGAAATTCCACATTGAGGAAATCCAACAGAGCGTGATGGCCAACTTCAAGGAAATCTTCCAGACCGCGCTAGGGGCCGCAAAATAATGGCTGAGCTTGACCCAATCATTGCAGAAATTCTGCTTAAAGGTGACGACGAACTCCTGAGCGCCTTGAGCAAGGTCGGCAAGGAGGGTGCGGAGCATCTGGCCAAGCTCGCGGAGGAAGCCGCTCACGGGGCTGAGCCCCTCAACCTATTCGCTGACGGGATTACAGCGGTCGGAGCAGCGGTCTCGGGCATCACCGCTGCGCTGGTCGCGTTCATCGAACAACAGACCGAGCTTTCGCAGAAGACAGAGTTGCTTGCCAATGCGTTCGGCGTCACCGCCGGCCAGCTTCAGGAACTCGAACAAGTTTTTGCGTCTTCGGGCGTCAAGGTCGAACAGTTCGAGCGGTTCGCCAACCGGCTCACGATTACGATCGCGCGTGAGTGGCCGCAGATCGCGGAGAGCATCAAGACCTACGCGAATGAGAATGACGCGGCAACGCTGCGCGTCTCCAGTGCGATCCTTCGTGTCCGGGACGCGCAGAACGCTCTCGGGGACAACTCTGAGCAGCGCTCGTCCCAGATGTCGAAGAACAACGACGCTCTCGAAGCGTCGTACACCAAACTCCAGTTTGCAGCCCAGCATGCCGCATCCGAGCAGCGTGGCGCGCAGCTCAGCGTAGAGGGCGCCGTTCTCAGTGTCACGGCCGCGCAACAGCATCTTGCGGAGCTTCAGGGCAATCCACCCACGGCTGGCGCAAAAGCCGCGCTGGCGCTGGAGCAAGCGCAGTTGGCGGTTGATAATGCGCGCAAGAGCGAGACTGACGCCCGCGTAGCTCAGCAAGAGAAGGCCGCCGGAGCCGCGCTCAAGGCGCGTCAGGTCGAGCAGGAGTATAGCGACCTCGCGCGCAAGGCATCCAAGGACGCACGCGACGACGCCGAACAGCGCGAGAAGGATGAGAACCGTGTCAAGGAAGCGGTCATCGCGCGTGGCGAGACTGAGGAAAAAGCGGCCAAGTTTGCGCTGACCAACGCCAGTAGCATCCGGGGCGCGCTGGACACGATTGTCTCCGGGAATGGGAAGGTCAAAGCCGCGATCGACCTCACTCAGGTCTCGGTTGAAAACCTGACCAAGGGCATCATTGCGCAGGCGGCCGAAAGTGCCAAGGGGGCGACACCGACTGCCTACGAAACATTGCGCACGATTACGAACTTGTTCACGAAGGATGTCGAGCACCAAATTGATACGCAACAGCGGTTGGCGATCGTCAACAAGCTGTCGGGCACTTCGATGCAGGCCCTCGGCGTGTCGGCGGCTGAAATTCTCGATGTGATT